AACTTTGATGTATTTGTAATTGGTGTACCTTGTCTTATGTAAGTATTAAAAAATGTTTTAAGTTGAATACCAAGAGATAAAGGACCAGTATCTTTTTTTAGTTTATCAATAAATGCACCTGCTTTGTAAGCAGAACCCTCTGCCATCCTAATAACATTATCAAATGCTTTTTCTTCGTTGGCATTGAAAGCAGCTGTGTCTGCTCTTTTATAAGTTGCGTCATCAAAGAATACATTTTTATTCTTTTTTAAACTTCTGGTGCTAGCACCAAAACTTGCCTTTAAAGACGCCATTGTATTACCTGAATATGATGTATGAAATATAATACCGAGTTGTGCTTTGTTGATACTATCGTATAGAGAACTACCAAACAAACCTGATTTAACGACAGGTACAGCATATGTAATAGTGTTGGGAGTAAATACGATTGACTTTTGACCTGCGACTGTAGCAGTTTTTTTATCGCCACTTGTAAACAGTAAATCGCCTTGTAAAATTCCTGATATACCTAGAGATGGTAAAAGCTTTAAACAAATCTTTAATTTGTCAGCTAGAGCACCGCCATGGTTTCTGCTAATATCAGCGTTTGTGTAATTTATTTTAGGTGTTTTATTGAAGATAGATTTAGTACCAACAAAGAACTTACCGTTCTCTGGATTAATACCACAAAAGACCGCAGGTGCACCGTCCCATTTTACTGAAACTGTGGATCCTCCTGACCCTCCTTGTAACATCTGTTTGATAGACTTTAAAAATTCAATTGCTGTTTTAGCACCTTTACTTCCATTATTAATTATTTCGTCTTCCAGATGTTCAAGATGTGTATTCTTATCTTCTACAAGATAATCTTGAAATTTCTGCATTTAGCACTCTCTCCATTAGTATATTATAACACTATTATTTATAATAGTCAAGCTATTAAAATATCTTTATAAACGGACCATTTAAATTACTGAACTCTTTTTTTGCCCCATAGTATAAGGTTTCTAACCATTTATCAAATACTCCTTTTTTAGATATTGTTTGATATAATTGAATTGTTCTTAAAGCGTGTAATTTTGAGAATATTCTACCTAATGTATTTCTGTCTTTTTGATAATTTTTTAAACCTGTTAGTAAGTTATTTTTAAAACTAGACTTTCTATCTCCATACACTAATGGTGCATCCCAATTAACTTTTTGACCATCAATTTTAACATCTTTTATCTTATCATAAAGATTAGTCCAAAAATCTATTTGTTGTGAAGTAAATTTACCTGATATGGTTATCATAGGATCTTTTACTACTGAAGGAGGTAAATCTAATCCTAGTTTCTTTAGAAAAGGTCGTGTGGCTTCTACTGACGATTTACCTAATTTTGCACCACCACTTTTTGGTGTTATATCAGTTTGAGGTCCAGTTGTTGGTTTAGAATATCTAAAACTTCTAACTTGTAAAGCATACTCTGATTCGCCTGCAAAAAATCTTAATGAAAATTCTCCTGTATCAAATAGTGGAGGTTTTTCCATATCTAAATCACAATTTAAACTATTTGTTTTTAATTTAAATTTAATTTGTTTTTTCTTACCTAAATTTGCTTCTTCTATTTTTGCTTGTTTACTAGTTTTTGTTAGACCTTTTAATGAAATAGGAAGTAAAGTTTTATTAACTAATAACTCTTGCATAAGTAGATTTAATCTTTCTAACTTTGCTGTTTTTTCGTCTCCAGATTTATCTATTTCTTGAACTTGTTTTATAATTTTTGCCTGTTGTTTCTTTTTGACCATGACAATATCCATAGGATTCCAATTATCTTTAGTAGAAACTCCCATATTTTTAGCTGCAGTTTCTAAAATAGGCATGATACCATCATCCCTACTATAAGCATAATCTTTTTGATTACCTAGATATTGTTTTAATGCTTTACCTTGTAATTGATAATAGTAATACCATATTGCTGGCATATCTGGATATGCGTTTTTCTCTACGAATGCTATTGTAGGTTCTTTACCTTTTTCTATAAGGTTTTCAAAGAAAACGAGTGAACCGTTTTCTTGTTTTTTTGTGTCTCTTGCGTCAGCCATACTGCTATTTATATACTAACAGTATCGCTTTGTCAAGCGTTATCTAGGTAATGTTTTACACTTAAATACTAATGAAATTCTAAACTTATCACTCTCAACTGCTCTTGCAACATGAGGTATTCTTGCGTCAAAGACTACGACACGACCCGCTTTAGGCCAATATGATTTGACAATATTAGGTTCAGCACTTCCTGAAAAACCATATGGTGTATTAACTGCCATTGCCATCATTTCGTCTGTAAGATTAGGTGTCCAGAACTCAATTGTACCACCATCTTCTGGTGTCCAGTCAGGTGTTAGATACACAATAACTGTATATTGGTCGCCAGTCCATCCATCTATGTGAATACCACCTGATTGTCCTGCGTGATGTCCATTTAAGTAGTGTCTAAGTAATTTGACACCTTCTGGATTTACTTTATCCCATATCTCTTGTACCCAATCTTGTTCAATCTCATAATCAACTTCTTCGGTATCACTACCACCTAGATGAATATGTTTGTAACCAGGTGTCTTGGCTTCTTTTTTCATTTCTGTTGTAGAGTACCAACCATCTTGCCAATCTAAAGTATTCATACAGATATCGTAATATCTTCTTATGTCTTTTTCTGGTATTGTGTTGTCAGAAGCTTTTATAATTTGGTGATAATCGCCACCTGCTAATGCCATAGCAGGAAAAGTATATTTCTTTTCTGTACCTGGTTTTGTTATCTCCATCATAGTACCTTCAGGTAATTCTTTTGCTTCAATTTTAGTAGATTCTTGCGTTGTTTTAATACCTACTGTGTCTAAAGAAGATGTATCACCTTCAATCACACTTGTCATATCAACTATGTTTGTCATTTTTTTCCTGTTCTTCCTCTTCTTCAAATAGTATCATGGTAATTAAACTGTAAATTGCCATGTCCATTAAGGTATCTTTGATACCTTCTTCTTTAAATTTAAATTCACCCTTCTTGATGAAATTACTTATACGAGCATACTTATCACCCATGCGAACAACTGAACCTTGCCAAGCAGGAATACCCGATAACTCTGATAATCGAAAGTTAGCAAAGATATCTTCATTTGCACCATAATCATGTCTTTTCTTATCGTGCAATTCTTTTATGACATCTAAAATTTCATAAAATCTTTTACTTTGTTTGTTTATATCATCAATCATTATATTTTTCCTAGTGTTAGGTGTTTAACCACACCTCCTTGATTTTCCCATTGGTTATATTTGTTTTGATGGTCGCAAACCTTTTGTGCCTCATCTTCAAATTCAGACTCAGTAATTATACTGCCAGTTGGTCTTTCAATAACCAACCAACGAACTTTACTCTTTCTTTTGATAAGTTTCATCTCGTAAGAAATCTTATGTTTCTTTATTCCTTTTACGACCCTCTTTTTCATATCTACTCTTTTGTTTCTTTAACTGGTGCTTCTGTAACCTCTGGTTTAGGTTCATCAATCTCAGCAGCTGCAGGAACATTGTCTTGAATAAACTTTGCATGATGAGCTACGATTATTTTACAATTTTGTATATCTGCATTTAAATTGTTGATTTGTTTTTGGTAATTATTTACCTGTACGATAGCATTCTTTAGTTCAGTATTGAATTTAGATTCATCATACCATTTTTCGTTTAGTTTTATAGCCATTTGTTTTCTCCTTTTGGTTATACTTTAAAATCTGAGAACTGTCCCAGTTTTTTAAATTTATCATTAGATGATAATGTCTCTTGACCACTATCAACTAAATCAGTTTGTGCGTTTTGTTCTACATCATAGAAACGCATTTTAGACCTATCAACACCAAGTATAAACTTTCTATTTACAGTTGGGTCATTATATCTATTCTTTAATTGTTTGACCATTATTTGGTTCTTTTCTTCTAGTTCTTCACTACTAATCAAAGCAAACATAAAGTCTGCTGTGGCAGGAAGACCAAAACTCTCTGAGGTATCTTCTAGACCTACATCACTACTTACAAAACCGCCTCTTGTTGTTTGAGTAGCAGAGAAGATAGGTATGTCATTTTCTACTGCAAGGCCTCTTAATTCTTCAGCGATTGCTTTAATCATTGTATAACTATTCACATTTGCACCAGACTTAAATCTAGATGAAGTACAAATATTTAAATAGTCAACAAATACGATATCAGGTTTAAAAGATTTCTTTAATGCTAATTCACTAATCAAGTTTTTGAAATGACCTGTATTAGCAGTAGCAGTAGGATATTCTTTAATAATTAAAGTGCCTGTTGTTTTACTTTGTAGTTTATTAATCTTTGTCTCATACATTGTATAGGGTAATTCTTCTAAATCACTCATACCAACATTCAAAAGATTAGCGTCAATTCTTTCAGCAATTCTTTCTTCAGCCATCTCTAAAGTTATATACAATACATTCTTACCTTGTAATAATACAGACGAAGCAAGGTGTGTCATAAACATGGTCTTACCTACACCAGTACCTGCAAGACAAATATTCAAAGTCTTACTTGGTATACCACCTCTTGTAATCTTGTTGAAGAAATCTAAATCTAATTCAAGTCTTTCTTCTTTCTTCTTGTAAAAATCAAATCGTTCTTTTGATTCTTGTAAATAATCATGACCAACTTTTTGGTCAAAAGACACGCTCAAGGCATTCGATAATAACTCAGGTAAATATTCTGGAGTGTGTGCCTTATCTTTACCATCTAAGATTTGAATGCCAGACAATATAGCATTATGTATAGAACGGTCTTTACAAAACTTTTCTGTTGTCTCAACTAGCCAATCTATATTAACTGGTTCAGGATTTAATGTAGATAAAATATCTGTAATCTTTTTATACTCATCTTCATTAATACTTTTATTACTATTGATTTCAATTGATAAAGATTCCTTTGTAGGAAGATTATTATACTTATTTACAAACTTATAGATTTCTGTAAATAATACTTTTTCTAATCTATCTGAAAAATATTCTTCTTTGATAAAAGGTAAAACCTTTCTACAATATTTTTCATTGTGAATTAAATTACGAAGTGCTGTTCTTTCAATTCTCTCCATTAAGTTCCTTTTTCTGTTTTAATTGTTCATCTAATAATACAACTAATATATCACCAATGTGATTTATAAACTCTTGACTATCTGTATCAGCACTTATATTGTTTTCAATAATAGTATAATCAAACACCATAGGCAAAGCACCATCTGGTGTCTTTTCTGACTCTGGTCTAAAACCTACATTACCATATTTAAGAACTATACTTGCATACGGTCCACTAATTAGTTTAATTGCTGTAAAGTCCTCTCCTGGCTTCTCGACAAAGACATAATCTTCTCGGTGCTTAGGACTGGTCGTCTTGTGGGTCGGTGGTATTTTCGGTGTCAATTACATCTCCATATTTAAATTCTTTAGTACAAACTTCATCTAACTTTTCTAGTATCTCTGGTGTGAAATACTTTTCAGGATTATTATTAATTGTTTTACCAAATGTTTTACTACCATCTGGCAACTCTACCCTTGTTGATACTGATTTAAATATATTATGTTTTAATGCTAAATCTAATAAGCCATAATATCTATCTAAACCTTTATCATAAGTTAAACGAACATCTACTACTTTATTTTCTTTTGTTAATCTGGATTTGTAATTTTTACAATGTATAATATTACCAATAATTTCTGTCCCATCTTTTTCTTTTCTCTTTGATAGATAGACGATAGAACTAGCTGCATATTTCAAGCCTGATCCACCACCCATTTCTTTTGTTGGGAACATACTACCGATAACATCATAAGTATGGTTTGTTATGATAAGAGGAACTTTTGCCTTACCTAACTTTAATGTTAATACTCTAAAGGCAGCTTTTACTATTTGTGCCCTTGTCATATCTTTAGTTTCTTTACCTGCCTGTGTATCTTCAATTTCTTTAGTAGTTGATAACATACCTAAGGAATCTAATACAAGCAATAATGGTTTTCTTTCAGACTTATCTTGAGCAATATATTTGTCTAATACTGTTAATGATTGATGTCTAAATTCTTGAACAGTAGTAACTGGCATAACAACCATACGACTACTATCAATTTGTCTTTCTTCTATAATCTCTTTTGATACAGCTGATTCACTCTCAAAAAATATAACACCACCATCAGGATTTTGGTCTAGAAAATGTTTACACATACCTAGTACAAAGAAAGTTTTACCTGTTGCACTTTCGCCTGCAATAGCAGTAATCTTATTAGAAGGTAAACCTTTGTGTATGCCACCACCTAATAACGCATTGAATATATAAGAACCTGTATCAATAAAATCTGTTACATCGCCTGACGCACCATCTGATACTAAACTAGCATATTCATTACCAGTTTCTTTAATTATGTCTTTCAAAAAATCACTCATTATCTACCTCTACCTTATATTCTGTGTTGTTTTCTTTTTTTTTAAAGTTGTTCGCATATTCTTTTTCTCTTTTTTTACCACCTGGCATACCATCTACATAAGAGGAATGAAATTCCCACTTACCTTTTTTACCATTTACTGTTCTTGAATATACTGTAACTGTCATTTACTGTTTCATTATACACTATATATAATTCTTTGTCAAGCAAAAAACTCATCTAAAGTTGCCTTTCTTGAATTTTTAAATAGGTCTGTTTTTGGACCAAAGCACCAAACATTCTCTATAAACATTTTGTTCATAAAGTCAGCCTTTTCTTGCTCATCTTTAAATAGTGTATCTGATTTTGGTCGTTGCATAATTCTCATGCCAATTTGACCAAGAAATTTATCTTTAAACTTATCTACCAATTCATCACCAGAACGATAACGAACACCATGTATTTTTGGATCCATAATATTTACAAACATAAACTTTGAAACTTCCATAGTTTTCTCTGCAACTGGTAAATAAAAATCATCACGCCATTTATCATACTCGTTAAATTTATGCCATGATTGGTCCTCTTGATGTTCACCACCTTTGTTATATTGTTCGGTAGAGAAGTATGGTGGACTTGTAAATGCTACATCAATCTTTGGTAGTTTATGATATGGTAAATCTTCAGCACCACATCTCCATATCTGAACTTTTTTAGGTTTAGATAATAGTTTATTATACGAACTTATCTGTTCTTGATATCTTTGGTAAGTATTAGGATTAGGATCACAGCCATAATATTCTTCAGCGTCAGAAGCAAAGAAACCTGCAAGTCTATCACCCCAACCACAACTTGTATCTAATACTGTTTTGGCATTTGTCATATCATAAATTGCTTTTGCAACAACTGGTTTAAATTGTGTTGCAATATAAGTGCCTAATCTAA